CGGCATCTTCGGCGTATTTTCCGACCTTGGGAGCATCGGGAGGTACGACTTCGCCAACGGCAGGGCGGCGTTCGCGTATGTCTCGGCAAACCAATAGGATTGTGATATTTAAAAATCTTTTTAAAACGTATTGCTTTTTTATTTTGATTAATGTAAATTAAAGAAGTAGGGAGATTAAACGGAGGTGACAAGTATGACGGACAATAACTATGATTATTTCAAGACGAATTTAAATGAGCTAATAGAGCAATATGACGGTCGCTTCGTGGTTATCAAGGACGCCAATATTATTTCCGTTTATGATAGTTTTAATGAAGCGTACATAAACACGATAAAAACTGAAAAACTCGGAACATTCATAATCCAAAAATGTGTCAAACCAGAAAATGATAAAACGCATTTTGCATGGAATAATGTATCATTTAGTCAGGTGGTGAAAGTTTGAATAACGGGCTTTTTACAAGCGAGATACATGCCTTTACCTCCAAATACGATACTCTGTCCGGAGTGTTGATGAGCAAAGTGATAGTTTTTACACTCGAGGAGCCTTTGTTGGATACTAATGACTCGAAAGAAGTACTTGCTATTGAACGCGAACCAAATTTGGACGGATTATGGGATACGGGAGCGGCTTGTTCTGTGGTAACGCAACGCGTGGTAGCAGAGTTAAACTTAAAGCCAATAAAATATGGCACGGTTTCCACTCCTAATGGTGAATACGAAACCCCATTTTTTTATGTAAGGATAGGGTTACCCAATCATGTAATGGTTGGTCCACTACTTGTACCACTCGGTCAGCCATCCGGCTGCGATGTCCTAATAGGGATGGATGTGATTGCCAATGGAGATTTTGCAGTAAGTAATTATAATGGCAAAACAACATTTTCCTTCCGAATACCGTCCATCGAATCTACTGATTATGTCAAAAATGCCAATATTAGCAAGACAATAGGACAAGTACACGGAAAGGGAAAGAAGAAGAAAAAACGATAAACTTGTATAATTAAGGCAGGCTATCATTAAAAACGTCACGTCCCTGTGGCGTTTTTTATATGGAGGAAATTCATCATGGTACAATTTGACAGGCAGTACAGGCTTTCGGCGGGTCCCGCCGGAGGCGCCGGCTTCGAGATTGGCGCGACGACGCCCGAAAGCCCCACCGCCCTGCACATCCGTTTCGCCGTTGACAAGGCCGATACCGAGACGCCCAATACGGCCACGATATCGTTATGGAACCTTAGCCCCGAACAACTCGCCATACTCAACGAGAAGGACTGCGTGGTCACGCTCCGTGCGGGTTACGGCAGCCACATGCCATTGATATTCGTCGGGGCCGTGACGTATGTCGAGACCTCGCTTGACGGCGCCGACCGCGAGACGCACATGGAGCTTGCCGACGGCAGGATCGAGCTACGTGACAGCTACGTCTCGCTCTCTTACTCTGGCATTATAAACACCAGGAGGATAATCGAGGACGTGGCAGCCAATATGGGCATCGCTTTATCGTTTTCGTATAATGCGAGATTCACCAACCTACCAAAGGGTTTTTCATATGTCGGTCCAGGGCGTACCGCGTTGGATAAGGCCTGTGCGTCAAGCGGCTTGCAATGGCAGATTTATAACGGCGTATTGCAGGTCAAGATGAAGCGGGACACGATGACCCGGCAGGTCTACCTCCTTAACCCGGACTCCGGGCTTATAGGCATCCCGAAGAAGATAGCCTTCGGCAAGGACGCAGAGGCCGATGGGGACCAGTCAGGTTACGAGGTCGAGTATTTCCTAAATGGCGCCATCGGCATAGGCGACTACGTAAGGCTTGAAAGCATAGTCGCCGAAGGGTATTTCCGTCTTAGGAATCTGACGCTGGCTGGCGACAACCTGGAGGGGGACTGGAAGTGTACGGCGAAAATCATACAGGCGTAAACATCAAAAGGTCATTGACTATGACATATGTATAAGATATAATTGTGTCAAGAAAATGTTGAAAAGGAGGTGGATCGGTGCGCGAGAAGTTATGGAACCTACTGGATAAAACCCGGTTCGAATATAATTATTTCCAAGAGTACCGCCAGCACCTGGAGCGGATACGTATAGCCGTCGTTGTCCTGACAAGCGCGGTCATGCTAACCGTCATCAGCTTGTCCTTGACGATTGATGTGAATCCGACATTATGGAATTTGTTATTACTAGCCTCTGGATTGGCAGCTCTCGTTTTTGAGAAATTATTAATATCGGATAAGCTTTCCGCGTTAAAATACTTCATCCCGGAATTAAACGCCCATTTGGACGAAATGCAAATGGAATGGATAATGGTAAACGAGCAGGATGGCTATGATGACGAAGCAATTGTTGATTTATTTACCAGCCGCGTGTCCGTCCTAAGCAAGCTAAGCGAGAAGTATCTGGATAACTTGAACTTTTCAGAACATAAGAAATCAGTCAACAGGGCGTCCGAGGTAACGAGGCTCTGGGCCGAGAAACTTTCATAGGGGGAGATGATTATGCCAGATGCAAGGTACGATGGAAGGACCATCGTCATAAATCCAAAACCTAACCCGCCACCCCCAAGGAAAAAACCAAGGCAAGACCCCGGTCCCCCACCAGGAAATATACCAAAACAAAACCCGGATCCAAAGAAAACAATCAAGGCGTCACGATAACGTGGCGTCTTTTTTATGTCGTTTAAAAAGCGAGGATATCAACATGTTGCAAGAATTTACGCAGGAAATCAAGAACAGGATGCTCGACGCGATACGGGACGTCCACACGGTGATACAAGGGCGGATCGTCACTTTCGACCCGGATAATTGCGAGGCGTCCATCCTGCCGTTTGGAAAATTTAAAATGCCTGACGGGTCCGTGATGGACTACCCGCATCTAACGGCGGTACCAGTCTACACCATCCAAGGTAGCGGGCAGACGGCGACGATCGCCTATCCGATCAAGCATAATGACGAGTGCACGATATTATTTTCCGAGCAATCTCTAGATACGTGGAGGACGAAGGCCAAGTCGGATACCGACCTTCGTTTTGACTTGTCAAATGCCATCGCAATCGTCGGATTGTTTGACAAGCCCAACCCACTCGTAAGGGAGGCTTGTGATGACGACGCAATAATTATCGAGAAGGACGGTACGCGCGTCAAGCTAACGATGGACGAGATAACCATATGCGACAAGTCAGGCCAAGTAATTACGTTGTCTCAATCCGGCGTAACGATCTCGGCAAGCAACGTCAACATAACGGCAAGTGGCGGGGTATTTATAGCGGGCGACCTGAGCGTCGAGGGCAATATAAGCAATGCCGGCAACATGGTCACAGGTGGTATTCATACGGATTCGATTGGAACGCACGTTACGCAAGGAGATGATTAAATGAAGGATATACTGCTAACCCCTGACGGGGATTTGTTGATAAGCGATTTTGGGGGCGTCAGCCTCACCGATAGCGTCAGGCAAGCGGTCAGAATCAGGCTCTTGTGGTTTTTCGGGGAATGGCGGTTTTGGCCGGAGACGGGCGTACCGTACTACGAAAACATACTGGTGAAAAATCCGAACATGGAGTATGTGCGCCGTATCATACGCGACGAGGTTACAAGCGTCGATGAGGTCCTTGACGCCAGAAACATCAGGATTGACGTTGACTATCCGGCGCGGAAAGCCCAGATAACGCTTGACGTCGTTATCGCTGAAGAAACTTACAGGGAGGAGGTGATTATACCGTGGCTAATATCCCTTACGTAGGCGATAACGCTTCGGCTACAACAAGCGATGTGATTGAACGTCTGCGTCAACAAGGAGTTGGTGTAACCCCACAAGGCGTCGTTATCAAGCGGCTTGATACGATTCTCAACGAGCTGCACGATGACCTGTCCGCAGGGTGGAACGTGAACACGAGGCAAAACCCTAAATCTTTTCTCAACGTGCAGCTCACGGCTTACGGCGACAAGATTGCGGAGCTGTGGGAGCTCGGCGAGCAAATTTATCACTCGATGTACCCCTTTAGCGCGGAGGACGCAAGCCTTGACAATGCCATGCAGTTCGGCGGCATCAGCCGCGAGGATGCGGCTCCGGCACTATACCCGATCCATGCCGAGTGCGTGGACGGCACGACGATACCCAGGGGGTCGATTATCAGGTCCAATACCAATCCGGCGGTCCAGTTTTTGGCATCGAACGACACGCTTGTTTCGCGCAACGCGTTCAACCAGGCCAGGGTAAGGGTCGCGGCGGTACAGCCACACGCGCTTTATACGGTGGTGATAAACGCGGCGCAATATAACTACGACAGCGGCGAACACGATACGGAGTCCGACATCCTTGCCGGGCTTGCCATGGCGATAACCGACCAGGGGTTCGCGAGCTCGTTTGACGGGGCGACGCTCAACATCTCGTCAACCAACCCGCAAAGGTCAAGCCAGCTCATACTAAGCGGCAACCTGACGACGCAGGGCGTAACGGGCATAGTAATATACGAGGGCGAAACGGATGGCGACGTGGTGCTGCCCGACGGAACGATCACGGAGATCGTCACGGGCGTGACCGGACTCATAAGCGTCATAAATCGAACCCCCCATATCGCGGGCAGACTAAACCAGACCGACGTGGAGCTTAGGAAGTCATACGTGGACAAGATATTCGCACGGTCAAGCCGGATGCTTGAGAGCATAAAGAGCGCAATCCAACTCAACGTGCAGGGCGTAATAAGCATCGCGGCGTACCAGAACGACACCAACGTGATTGACGCCTATGGGCGCTGGCCGCATTGCGTGGAAGTCGTCGTGGACGGCGGCAACGATTACGAGATAGCCTCGCAGATATGGAACAAGAAGGTGGACGGCATACAGACCTTCGGAGGCACGGAGGTAGTGTTGCCGGGTGACGAGGGCGAGCCTGTCACGATAAGGTTCAACCGTCCGGAACACGTCCATATATGGTACAGGCTCGAAATTATATTGAACCCCACGGAAGTATTGCCGCCCAACTACGTCGAGGCCATACAGTCCATCATAATGTCCGCGATGGCCAACGCCGATCCCGGTACGGCGATAATACCGCAGCGCCTCATCGAGGGCCGGATATACGGCGCGGTACCCGGCATCGGGTTCATTACGACGACGACCTTTTACACGACGGACGCGAACGAGTCACCGGGGATATACGTGCCAGGCGTGGTACCCATCACCCCGCGCCAACGGGCGGTAACTGACGCAACGAGGATCGAGGTGGTGCTTGGTGGATGATTATAAGGACTACTTCCAAGGATTCTACGACGACCTGCCGGAACAGTTCAAGGGCAAGCACAACATCACGGTATTATTAAAGGCGGTCGCAAGGCAGCTCGAGGACCTATACGCGTTTTACTACCAGCTCCAAACCATGCGCTCGTTGCAAGCCGCCGAGGGCGCGCAGCTGGACGGCATAGGCGACATCGTGGCGCTATCGAGGGCGCAGGCGCTGGCCATCTCGAAGCTTGCGGACGTGGACGTGCCGATGGATGACGACACGTACAGATTATACCTGACGTGGAAGATCGCCCTGAACACGTCCGACTGCACGCACGCGGACCGCCACAGGGCGTTACGGCTGTTCTGGGACAGGACCCCGATTTACTATTCGGAGAACCCTGCATATCCCGCCACCATGTTCCTGACGGTCCCGGAGGTAATCAAGGAACCGGAGGCGGCGGTATTCAACGTCGCGTCGATGATAAAGGCGGCGGGCGTGGCGCTACACTTCATGTTCCCCGACGACGAGTACACGGCATTCGACGTATCGGGCGGCGCGGAAGCCCATTTCATACGCGAGTTTTACATGGCGGAGCCGGAAATCGTTACCGATTCCAATGATTTCAATGCCGGCGCGGTTTTTGACTATATAAGGGAGGTGTATATCCAGGATGAGTGACACTATATTGGCCTTTACGACGCTCGGTGCCGCGTTACAGGCAAAAATCAAACAAGGAAACGGTCAGATACCGCTCAACATAACGCGCATCGTTTCCGCGTCGGGCACGAGCCCCAATCCCACCAGCCTGACGGGCGTGATAAATCCCAAGCTTGAATTCGGCATAACCGGCCGCAGCACGTCGGGCGCGAGGACAACCATCAGCACGATGATTACCAACATCGGCGACGCGCAGCAGGGCATACCGCCCCTGGACGTGGGGTACCCGATATCGCAGGTCGGGTTTTACGCGGTCGATCCTGACGAGGGCGAGATACTGTACATGATATCACAATACGACAACCCCGTCTACGCGCCCGCCGCAAGCGAGCGCGGATGGACGTACACGCCGTCGTTCAACATCATCACGGGTAACGCGACCACGGTCATCATCGAGATTAACGCGGTCGGCTTCGTGCCGATGGACGTGTTTGTCCAGCATGTCAACGATACCGTTTATTCAGAGTCCGGCGTCCACGGCCTACGCTACTACGAGGGCTACCTACAGGCGTGGGACGGTACGGAATGGATAGACGTGGGAGGGCCGCCCGTCACGCGGAGCATATACGTGGGCTCACAGGTCGAGACGATCACCGAGGGCGAGGCGGGTACCGTCACGTTCCCCGTCGCCACGCAGGGAATACAAAATGGTAACTACGACGCCACCGTAACCAACCTGCCAGTCGGGGTAACGGTTCAAGGACAAGTGGCGATAGCGGGTGGCGTCGGGACGTTAACGCTCGTAGGTGACACCACGACCGTCGCGGGTGCGTATACGGACCTCGTGCTTACGCTGGGTACCACAAGCTCGGCGGCGTTCACCCTGATAATAAGCGAGCCATACGACCCCAACGCGCAGTCGGGGTACCTGGGGTCTAGCTACCTGGCGGCGGCCTTCCTTGGCCAGTAGTTATTAGCTAAAGAGAGGACCGCGACAAAAACCAAAGTAACGAACCAAAAGGATTCCAATAACGAAAGGAGCATGAAATGAGGGGAATGCCAAAAACAATCCAGACACCGGAGGACTTGGAA